TGGCTGATGATCGGGACTATCCCCTTCTCATTTTCGTATGCGTAGAAGGGTCGCTTGTCCCCGTCGAGCCAAGCAAATCGATAGCCTTCGTTGATGCCATCTTTCACTGTGATCTTATCGAGAGCTTTTTTGTGCAGCAGGAAAGGCAGCGTGTCAACATCTGCCCACTCCTCACGGAACTTGGCCACCGTTGTCTCGTAGATCCGAACGTATGCTTGCAGTCCATACTTGGCCCGCAGTGCGTAGCCCTGCCTGACAGGCAGAGCCTCAAAGAAGACAGGCGTTCGGCCCTCTGCGTTCTTCCGACGCCAGTAGGCCACGTTGTTGTGGTAGCTTTCCTCGTCTTCGCCCGGATCGTCGGGCTGATCTTCGGCTAGCAGGTTGGTGAGCCCGATGTCTGCCTGACCGCACATCAAGGCTGAGAGTACCAATTCTTTCTCGAGAGGCATACCGCCTTGCTTGCCGCTGGCAGCCCACATAATCTTGGCTGCTTTCTCCATCGGGCTTGCTATGACCAATGCGTCCGGACTGTTTTGGTCGGTTGGGATTGAGAACTCGGGCTCGGTCGCAGTGAGCAATCGCCATGCCCCCATCAATCGATTGGTCATGTCGGTGTCGTAGGTGACTGCCGTTTGGTTTGTATCCTTGGGGATTGGTTGTTTCCAGATCATGCTCCAGTATTGTTCAAGCTCGTCGAGCATGATGTTGCGACCTCGATAGTCTGCCTGCAGCTCCACGGCCAGGTCCTGCATTTGCTTGAATGCTTTTTCGTCGTACTCTGGGTAGCCTTCGCTGCCCTTCTCTGGCTTTTGTCTGTGCTTGGCCATCATTCCTCTACACCCTCCGCAACCTTGAACCTAATTTCAAAAACCCGTCCCTCGTCGAATTGTGGTCCGTCAGTTAGTCGAGTTACATGACATACATGGAGTGGATGAGCATGAAAAACATCCCAGAAGTTATCATCAAAGATATAGCCGGGATGCGTATTCACGCCAAAAACGGAATCATCGCTGCCATCCCCGAACGCAAGATAAAGTGGTTCGAAGCACTTGTCGGCATCCGCAAAAGAGGCCATCAAATCCGCAAAAAACGCTTCTGCGATCGCTTGACTGTCACTCATCGTCTAGTTTGGTTACCTCTCTCACGAACCAGGCCCACAGTCGCACCCACCAGGGGTCAGGGTTCTCAAACACATAGAACCCCGGACTGATCTCAATTTGTTTCCGACGCCTGACCGTGCCTACCTGTTTTCTCATTGCGGCGCCTAGCTCTCAGTTGCTTCAATGCCCACCATAGGTTGCGCATCCACCATCTCATCCGAATGCCTGCGCTAGTCTCTCTGCGTCCCGAGCCCACTTTGCTGTGTCGGGATCCACCTTGTCATTATCACCCCTTCTGCTCTCAGGCGCTAGTCGGGACAGTCCGTACCTCAAAGAATCGTATGCGTGGTCTTCGGCCTCAGTGTCCACGTCCTCGAGTTTGCCGGCTTTCTTGGAGTAGGGCAGTGCCGGCAGCGTGCGGATCAGGTTCACGCATGTCTTGAAGAACACGATGCCTGGCCCACCATCCTTGAGCTTGCCGAGCACGTCATGGACCTTGCGCTTGCCATTGAGTCTGTTCTTGTCGGCGGGCTGCAGTATTATCCCCCTGCTTGCGAACACATCGGCGCCACTGGTGTAGCCTGCCTTCTCTGACCTGTATGCCACCCACAAAGCGCCGTCTGCAAAACTCGGCTTGTCGTAGATTTCGTTCTTGCTGTGCTCCGCTACGATGCGGGCCATGTTCTCGTCGCTCTGCCCAGGCCCGTAGGCTTCCCGGTATATATACAGTCGTCCAGTCTCGGGATCGATGGCGTACCACAGCACACATGCCGGCGCTGTGTAACCCGGATCGACACTCCTCCACTTCGGCCACATCTCAGGAATGTTGAACGGATCGCATGTGTGCACCAGCGGGTTCCACTCGGTGAAGACTTGGCCCTCGAATACAGTCCAGTCTCCATGTAGCCACGCTCTCTTGAGCTGCTCAGGTAGCGTTGCTAGGTCGTCCCAATATGACTTCTCTAGGTATGGATTGTCTGTCGGCAGAGATTGCACAAAGTCGAAGGTGGCAAAGATGGGCTCGAGCTCGGCGTGCCTGGTCAGCAGCTTGTCGATCCATAAGTCCTTGACCCACAGGTGGCCTTTACCTCCAGGGTTGGTGCCGCCCAGGAATATCGGACTCTTTATGCCGGGCCAACGCAGGGATCCACGCAAGACGCTGAACTCGCCGTACTCCCAGAAGGTGAGCTCGTCGATCGCTATGGCTGCGAACTCGGCCGACTTGTACCGGCTTACGTCCTCGCCCAGGTTGCGCAGTAGTAGGTGCCCTCCACCCCACTCCTTGCGCAGATGAAACCCGAGCCCGTCTGCCTGTGTGCGCTTCAATTCTCCTAGCCACGCAGGGAACTCATCCGTCATGGGTCCGATCTGTCTGTCAGTCAGGGTTGGGTAGTCTTCTGCGAACAGGACAACCTTCACACCCTTGAGCTTCTTGACCTTGCCCCAGTACAGCAGCAGCCCGAGCAATGCCCACCGCAGGAAGCGTGACTTGCCTCCACCCCTGGCGCCGCCGTACAGCAGGAAGCGAATGCCCTCTCCTTTGCCGGGATGGATCTTCCACCATGCTATGAGTTGTTTAGGGGTGAAGTTTGCGAGCTTTAGAAAATCAAGAGCTTGCCCCATCGTCTACCTCATCCTCGGCTTGGAAGACAACGGTGAATTCCTCAAGCCCTTCGAGCTCGTGCGTGTGATGCACTTCCTCTTTGCCCCAGCCGTACATGCGACTGATCTCTCGAGCGGCACTGATGCGTGCGTGTGGGTTGAATTTGCCTGCACCAACGGGGATCTCTAGTACCTCCTGCAGCCGAAAGGCCACGTTGTCTCGGTTGAGAGCTGGGAACCTGGCCCGGTGTAGCTCGTCAACGTAGGCCCGGAAGTGAGGAAGCCGGAAGTTGTGAGACATGCGGCCACGGGCACCACTCTCTTTGTACCCCGCCTTGATGCCGGCTTTCTCGTGCGACAGGTCAGGACGATCAACGATTATCTCCGCTGCTCGTTTCTGTTTGCGTGTTAGGTTCTTTCTCTTTGCCATTGCTTACACCCTTCCGGATGGTGTCGGCTGATTGTTTCCGCTTACACAATTAGTCTTCCGATCGCTCCGCCTGCGGGATAATCACCAGCCTACTCCCCGTCACTCCCCGGCTAGATGAGAGTGTCATCTGCAGATCGATCGAGCAGCTGTGCTTTTGCAGAAGCTCTTTGATGCCTAGGTTCACAGCGGTCACTCGCTCCGCAGCTTGCTTCTCCAATAGCTTCTGTGCCTGCTTGGTCGTGATCTTCTTGGCCGCTTTCTTCTGCTCGTTTCTGTTGCTCATGCTGCCTCCAATTGTGAGACTCTTGCTTCTAGTTCGTTCATCGCTCCGTGCTGCTGTATGATTGTATCTCGTAAAAGCCTATCCCTGTTGAGCATGTCTCCTATTTCAAAGGGTAGTCCTTTTCCTCCAGCCCGCCATTTTTCTAGAAGCTCCATATCATCGTAGTCGTCAAACACATGGTCTGTGGCTCCCGCTTGGTTGCCGTTCACCGTCAGCGTGCCGCCGAAGGTGGCGTTGCCGTCGTCAAATGTAAATGCCGACGCCCTGAATCTGACGGGCTTGAAAGCACTTCCCGTGCGGTCGTATACCTGCAGATATGCCCTATCGTCCGCAGAATTATAGAACCATTCCATTCCCTTCCCGGAGGCGGCGGGAGTAAATGTTGTGGGTAGGAGTCGCATTGCCCCGTTCACCTCAAAGGGCTGTAGGGGCACCGTTCCGATGCCAACAAAGTCAGTGTCGCCCTCCACCACCAGCGCATTGTTGTTTCCCACCAAGAGGTCAGCCCCCGCCGCATTGTCCAGCTCTATCGTGATGGAGCCATTGGCGGCGTCTGCACGTATCAGGTCAAGCTCTATCGAACTTACGTTGGTGATGTTGTTGTCGCCAAACGACAGATCGCCTGCAAGCGCACGTGCTCCAGACGCCAAGAGATACTGAGTGTGGTCGTCATCACCAAGCCCGTCAAGTCCTCCGTGGTCTATGCCACTCGCTGTGCCGGCAATGGAGAGATCGTTGATGTTGACGTTCCCATCCTTGTCCCAGATGAATTCAGTGGTGGCTGCTGTCTTTGCATAGCCCAGGACTGGGGTATCCCCCGGTATGTTGTTCCTGGTTCGTATGATCTTGATGTCAAAGTTGCCCGTTACGTCGTCTGCCACATGCCCAACCAAGTCGCTTTGATCCCAGGCAATGACGCCAGTTTGCAAACATCCACACGTTCCGTCAACGGGGGTGAACTGAGTGAACTGATCCGTGCCTGCGGTTGAATACCAAAACGTAGGCTTTATGTTCTTGTTTGAGGGGGTCGTTAGTATGAGCTCCAGCTCCTCAAATGCGGCTGCATCACCTATGATTATGTAGTCATCGTCGGCCACGAATATGGCGGTGGTTGTGCCGGTGTTTCCGTCTGTCATAGCTGGTACATCTGTTGAAGGAGTGTCGTTCGTGCTCAGCGCCGGGTCCCCAAACACTCCGGCGTCCTGATGGATTGGCCCTATCTGAACCCCCGTCTTCAACCCGTATATCTCTGCGCTTCCATCTGTGGCCAGTATCTCTATTCCAAATATGTCGCCGCCAGTAGCAAGCGTCTCGTCTATGTTTATAAGGATTATGCCCTCATCTTCTCCTGCCTCGACGACTCCGGTAACGTAGTCAATGTGTGCTGCTTTTACGTCACCGTATCCCGCTGCATCTGCAGCGATCTCTATGCCGTGCTCATCTGCCGTTGTCGCTGTGTGGACCAGTGATGTCGGGCCGTGCACTTTGACTACAAACTCAACGTCTGCGGCCCCCCCGAAGCCCCAA